CAAATGCTCGGCATGAAGATGGACGAAGCGCAAGTGGAGCGTCTGCTGACGGCGCTCGGCCTGACCGTCTCGGCTCATGCCAGCGGGCAATGGCACGTTGAAGTGCCAAGTCACCGCTTCGATATCAGCTTGGAAGTCGATCTGATCGAAGAGCTGGCGCGCCTTTACGGCTACAACCGTCTGCCGGTTCGTTACCCGCAGGCGCGTCTGGCACCCCAGCCGCGTGCCGAGGCTCAGAGTGACCTTCCCGCGTTGCGTCGTCTGCTGGTGGCCCGCGGTTACCAGGAAGCGATCACCTACAGCTTTATCGATCAGAAATGGTTCGAGTTGTTCAGCCCCGGGGTTGAACCGCTGTTGCTGGCCAATCCGATTTCGGCTGATATGTCGGCAATGCGTTCGTCCCTGTGGCCGGGTCTGGTGAAGTCGCTGCAACATAACCTCAATCGCCAGCAGGACCGTGTGCGCCTGTTCGAAAGTGGTCTGCGTTTCGTTGGTCAACTGGAAGGCCTCAAGCAAGAGCCCATGCTGGCCGGTGTGATCTGCGGCAGCCGCCTGCCGGAAGGCTGGGCGCAGGGTCGCGATGTTGTCGACTTCTTCGACGTCAAGGCTGACGTCGAAGCGGTGCTTGGCTTCGCCGGCGCCCAGAATGACTTCCGTTTCGTACCCGGAAGTCACCCTGCGCTGCACCCAGGCCAAACGGCTCGTATCGAGCGCGACGGACGGGAAGTCGGCTACATCGGCGCGCTGCACCCGGAACTGTCGAAGACGCTGGGTCTGGACCGGCCGGTGTTCGTATTCGAGCTGGTGCTCGCCGAAGTCGCCCTCGGCCGCCTGCCAAAATTCCACGAGCTTTCACGCTTCCCTGAAGTGCGTCGTGACTTGGCGCTGCTGGCCGATCGTGACGTTTCGTCGGCTGCCGTTATGGACGTTATTCGTGAGAATGCAGGCGAATGGCTCACAGACCTCAGGCTATTTGATGTTTATCAGGGTAAAGGCATTGATCCGCTTAGAAAAAGCCTTGCAGTCGGCTTGACCTGGCAACATCCATCGCGCACTCTTACCGACGATGAGGTAAACGCTTCGACGCAGCAAATTCTCACCTCGCTAGAGGAAAGGTTAAACGCCACGTTAAGGAAGTAGCGTATGGGGGCTCTGACGAAAGCTGAGATGGCCGAACGTCTGTACGAAGAGCTAGGCCTGAACAAACGAGAAGCCAAGGAATTGGTCGAGCTGTTTTTTGAGGAAATCAGGCACGCTCTGGAAGATAACGAGCAGGTCAAATTGTCCGGATTCGGCAACTTTGATCTGCGCGATAAACGCCAGCGACCGGGCCGAAATCCCAAAACAGGGGAAGAAATCCCGATTACAGCTCGCCGTGTGGTCACCTTTCGCCCAGGGCAGAAACTGAAGGCCCGAGTTGAGGCTTATGCTGGAACCAAGTCATAACGACGAGCTACCGCCTATCCCCGGCAAACGCTACTTCACCATTGGTGAAGTCAGCGAGCTCTGCGCGGTCAAACCGCACGTTCTGCGTTATTGGGAGCAGGAGTTTCCTCAACTCAACCCGGTCAAGCGCCGCGGAAACCGCCGTTATTATCAGCGACAGGACGTGCTGATGATCCGCCAGATCCGTGCGCTGCTTTACGATCAGGGCTTCACCATTGGCGGCGCGCGTCTGCGCATGTCCAGCGATGAGGTCAAGGATGATTCGCTGCAGTACAAGCAGCTGATCAAACAGATGATCGTCGAGCTGGAAGATGTGCTGGTCGTGCTGCGCAAGTGAATTGATGCGGCAAGCTTGAATACTTCCATCTTTCAAAAGCTTAGGGTATATTCCTCGACGCTCCCGCAAGAAGCAGAAGCCGCTTTGCAGTAAGACCTCAGTTGTCACATCAGTCGTAAACAGTAACGCCTAGTCGGGGCGTAGCGCAGTCCGGTAGCGCACTAGCATGGGGTGCTAGGGGTCGAGTGTTCGAATCACTCCGTCCCGACCATATTTTGTAAGGGGAATCAGCCACTTGGCGGCTCGATTCCCTTTTTCATTTCCGGCTTGCGCAAAACTTGCGCAAAACTGGCGCAAAACTATCCGGCGATGTCGCTGATATCGAGGTCCGGAACGGCCTCTGACCAGATCACCTCGGCATGCTCCTTCTGGTAGTTTTTGGTCATCCCCTCGCTGGCGTGGCCGGCGATCTTTTGCCCATCCTTGCCGGCTTTTTTATACAGGTGCAGCGACAGTGCCCTGACTTCGTGGAAGCCCGGCATCTCTTCCTCTTTCCATCCCTTGTAGCAATCCGCTGCTTCCCTGGCTTCCTTAAATGCGCGCGTCAGGTAACGCTCTTCAATCTTGGTCCAGTGCTCTTTGGTCTCAGCCTGCTTTTGCCTCTTACGATCAGGTCTGCGGTGGACTAGGAATGGGGACACCACGTTGTCACGGCAACGGCTGATCACGCGCTGCAGCTCGGGCGTCACCCTGAACCTGATCCACGCCGCGTCACTGGCTTTCGAAGTCTTCTGCTGCACTACGTAGAGATAGCCATCCTTCACGTCTTCGAACTTCATCGCGAGGATATCGGTGCGCCGCTGAGCAGTGATCAGCGCCAAGTCGATCGCGGTCTGCAGCCAGGCGGGTGCCTTTTCGCGAATCGCCCTGAGTCCGTCGACCGTGTGCCGTTTGCGAGTTTTCTTCTCGATACGGTTTATGGTGCTCGCCGCAGGATTGTCGGGGCACAGCCCCTTGGCCGCCGCGTGATTGAAAATGTCGATCAGCAGAGCCCGGCACTGGTTTGCTGTGCGCGGCGTCAACAGGTCGAGCATTTGGGCAATCATACGGATCGACATCTGATCGACAGCCTTTCCTTTGAACTCACGTCGAAATCTGCGGAAGTGCACGGCATAAAGTCCGAGCGTTCCTTTCGACAGCTCGCGCGGCGGCAGCACGTTCTGTTCGTAATCATCCAAGAACGCGGTGAACAGCTCGGCTGATTCACCCAGTACCACGCCGACCAGGTCGGCGCCCTGCATGAATGCCAAGTTCAGTTGCTTGGCCGCATCCACAGCCTTGACCCGGTCGGAGCCGAACTGAAACCACTTCCCATCAGTCGGGCGCCGGTACCGGTATGTACCGCGCCGGTCATCCAGGTAAAGATTCTGCGGCAAGCCTTTGTTCGACTTGATGCGCGGCCGTGGGACCATCATGCAGCTCCTTTCAATACCATCGCGACGAGATCGTTGCCGGCGGCTTTGTTGAACGCCGCCCAGTCGATATACCAGAGTTTGCCGATCTGCTCGCCTGGAAGCTTGCCGTCTCGGATGTAGTTGCGGATTGCCTGGGGGCAGGGTGGTGTTCCGTTTTCCCCCCAGCGCCGCCGCTGAAAATTCGCTGATCTTGATCAGTTCACGCTTCATAGGCTGCCTCTTAACCGTCGGGGTCTATGCGGGTTGAGTGGTGGGTACTTGGCGAGAACTTCGTCGGCAAGCTTCATCGCGACCTGGGCGTCGTTTACATACGCCGGGTCGAAGCCGCCGGCGTAATGGATGGTGGCTTGGCAGGCGCGAAGGTTTTCTCGGTTCGGCTTCAGCGCCACCGTCAGCGCTTCGTGCGCTTCACCCTCGGCCCGGCCCATGTCCCACAGTGGCCGTGCCCAATAGTCTAGGGGCGGCCGGAGGGGGCCCGTACCCGGGCAGCGGGGAATGTGTTTAAATCCTTGGGGTGTTGGCATATGAAGCCCTCGGCCATGTTAAGTAGGCCAGTCATTAATGCGAATTACACTTGGTTAGGGTGTTGACCGCTGTACTCATTGGTGATGAGCTAAAGCGCGACGGGCCGAGATATCGAGAGACAAGGTCTCTCCTCACATTGGCCACCACGCACGCTCAGCCCTTACTCGATCAGGCAGTAATGGAGAAGCTACGCGTTACTCTTCATAGTGGAATTCAGACTTCGTCACTCACGTCGTAAGCTAAGGAACTATCTGTGATTCTGAAAAAGGAGAGCCATGTGACGGAAAGGTTTAATCTGAAGTCGAAGTATGTCTTCATCGATACAAGCATTTACCAAGCCGCAAACTTCCAATTTGGTATGAGGGACCTAGGTAATCTAGAGAACCTTGTGAATGCCGGGGTGCTGGCCCTACTTATTACAAGTATAACAATTCAGGAAATAAGAAAGCATATTAGAGATGAGGTGGCTATTGCAGCGAGCGCCATCCAGTCCTTTCAGAAGAAAGGCCGGATATTGCGAAATACCCCCTCCTTTGGCCGATCCCCACTGTTCGAAAAGTTCGATTCTCAACAGGTTATAGCCGAGCTTGATTTAGGATTTGAACGGTTTCTTGAATCTAAGAATGTTGAGGTAGTATCCATAGACGACGTTTCTCCGGAACTTGTGTTTCGCGGTTTTTTTGAGTCGTCTCCGCCGTTTTCTGGTAAAAAACCTAATGAGTTCAAGGATGCGTTTGTTTTGGAGGCTTTGACTATATACGCGGATCTCCATCACGTCCGCATCCACGTGCTGAGCAAAGATGAAGATATGCGGGGTTATTGCGACGGCGATACCACGCTGCTTTTTTCCAGCGATCTAGGGGGGCTAGTGGATGCCGCGCTGCATATAGAGCACGCCGAGCCGCTTGCTTTTGCTGACCATGCTTTTGAAACTGTCCAGCAAGATGTGGCACTAGCGGTGGAGGAGTATCTTTCGGAGCAGGATTTCGGAATTGTCTGTGATGGTAACGCCTCGTTACGTCAGCTTGACGTGACAGTGGACGACGTTACTTACGGTAGGCCTCGGGTTTTTTCCACTAATAGTAGCTCGGCAAGTTATGGGGTAAGCGCTGAGTTCGACGTTGTTGTCAACTATTTTCTCAGCGAGTTAGTTAATGCGAATGAACAGCAGCTTGGGGATCGCTCGTTCCTTGAAATCAAAAAGTTTTGCGCCCGTTACCGCAAATATCTTGAGGTGACAGTTATGGTTGAATTCTACGAGAATGATATCGAAAGCGTCCAACTAGTAGGCTTCAATTTCGATCTCGAAGGTGGCGACAACTTATGGGATGACGAGCGTATTGAACTTAGCAGAGAGCCTTGATCATGGTCACGTGCCCCTCATGTGTGTTTGCAAGCGGCCCCCGAGCCACTTGATTACGGGTACCGCCATGCTATTTCCTAAAGCTTTGTACCGGGGTCCATCTGGACATGATGAGGCATTGGCATGTCTCCAAGGTACGGATGTGTAATTGTCGGTGAATCCTTGACACCGTTCCCATTCAATAGGGGAGGTCCTCCGAATTCCCTCGCGCTCCAAAATATATGCCTCTCTGTCATCGAGAGCGCCTCCGCCCGTTGCCGTGAGAGTAGGATGAAGTGCTGGCTTCTTTTCCCGTCCCGGCGGGCTATCCCGGCGAGGGCCTTCTTGCTCAAAAAGTACTTCGACGGGATCGAACCCTCTTCGAGCACTTGCGACAACGAACACACGGCGCCGTCGTTGGGCCAGGCCGAAATATTGGGCGTCCAGGATCCGCCACGCGACTGTTCTTTTGGGTCCATACACACAACCAGCGTCTGTCCAGCGCTTCCCTGAAGGCTGCAGTTCGCAGTCTGCCCCAGCAAGCGCACCAAGAAAGCATCCGAAGCCGTTTTGCTTATCGGAAAGGACTCCAGGGACGTTTTCCCAGACGACGACACATTCGTCATCGCCGCGGGCGGTTCGAACATGGTCAACTGCATCTGCGAGCTCCACATATTTGATGGTTAGGGCGCCGCGCGGGTCCAGCATCCCTTGGCGCATACCAGCCACGCTGAACGCTTGGCAGGGGGTTCCGCCGACTAGCACCGCCGGCGCCTTGATCTTGCCGGCCAGAACCAGAGCCCCGAGCTTGGTCATGTCGCCGTGGTTCTGCACCTGCGGGTAATGGTGAGCCAGAACCGCTGACGGAAAGGGTTCGATCTCGGCGAACCACGCCGGTGTCATGCCCAGCGGGTGCCAGGCAGCTGTGGCAGCCTCGATGCCAGAACAGGCCGAGCCGTAGTCGATCTGCATTTTCGATCCTCGCAAGTTAGTCGGTTTCAGGTCTGGGGTGGGGGTCTTAAGAACTGCTGTTAAGATCGATACCCAGCTAGGTGTCTAGATATATTGGGCAGTTGTGCGCTAATCTAAGCTCCAGGATGGTCTTTTCAAGAGAGTAGGGATGAATATAATTAGCCGGCAGCATAAGAAGGTAACTGAATGGTTCAAGGTTCAGAGTTTTGAATGGTGGGCAGGATATTTTACAGTAATCTATCTTGGCCTAATTACGTTGGTGCTTGCTGCTAATTTAGAAGATCTATTTAAGCTGAAGCTTAACGAGCTAGGTGATTTCCTCGCGGGAGTGTTTGGCCCGGTGGCATTCCTATGGTTAGTTCTCGGTTACCGTCAGCAAGGTCAGGAGCTGAGAGTTAGTTCCGATGCCTTGGTGAAGCAGTCCTTGGAGTTAGCGCGTTCTGTGGAACAGCAAGTGCTTGCGCAGGAATACGCTGCTCAGCAGCTCAAAATTGCAGAGGAAAAAATTCAAACAGAGCGTGTCGAGCTTGCTGAGTCAATCCGCCCCAGAGTTCAGGTAAGGTTTTTGAGCAGTTCGAAAAGCTCGGATCGTATATGGCTCAACTTAGAATTGTTGGTTTACAATTCAGCTGCTTATGATTTACGTGCTGAGTGTATATATGGAAATGTCGTTTACGATCTTATGAAGTTTCCCTTCATAGAAGAAAGACAGATAAAGAAATTCCAGTTCGAATATGGAGAGGATTTATTTGAGGTTGGGGCTGTTATTAGCGTTTATTGCAAGAATGTGAGGGGGCAAAACTATGGTTATAAATTCAATATCCAAGGTGCGCGTTCTGGCAAGTTTGAAATTTCCCCAGTGTGAGTAGCCAATCTGGCCACACCGGAACGGAGGCTCAGGAGCCTTCACGTACCCCCCAGCGGTAGTCTACGCTTACCGCTCCACAGGAAGGAATACGCTCATGAGCGAAGACAGGGAAAGGGTTTTGCGGATGGCGCTGAAGGCGGTGCTGGTTGCGGCGCAGGAATGCTGCGTCGATATCGACGAGCTCACGGAGTTGGCGATTCAGTCGATGTACAGCGAGCAGCTCTACAACCCTGAGGATGTGGCTGAGGCGACCGTGGCGATCGAGGTGGCCGTCGATGCGCTGCCGGTGATCCACTGATTGAGTGGTTTGTGTGACATCCAGCACATCGTGTTACGCATGCGCGACAAAGGGCTCTCGTCGCCAGGGTGGCGAATAGGTTGGTGGTGCGGTTTAATGACGATGCCGGAGCGGGGCTTTATCCCTGCATAATCCGGTAAAAGGCATCTGTTCTGCAGGTGCCTTTTTTGTAGCCTGCGTTCTGGCATCGAACACAATGTTGGGCTATAAGTGGTGGCCGGCATGGGGCCGGCTCAAGGAGCAGTTGGGTGAATCGGAAGCTATTATCTACGCTCGTCGTACTTGTGGTCTTTGTATCGGTGATAGGGGCTTACATTGCATATTATAACTTCTTGTATGAGGGTTATGCCCTAGCCACTGATAAAGATGGCGCTCTCGTAGGGGTAAGGTCCGGAACGTTCGGAGATGCCTTCGGAACTCTCAACGCACTGTTTTCCGGCTTTGCCTTTTCTGGCGTATTGATTACTTTGTATTTTCAAAGACGAGATCTAGCCGAAAGTCATAAGCAAAACGCTAGGCAACAGACAGAATCACAATTTTACAATATGTTGACCTTGCAGCAGCAATTGGTTCAGGCGTTCGATCTTCATGTTCAAAGACCGGACTCTCAGATAACCATACAGGGAAGAGACTGCTTTAGAGACTGGCGGAAAAAGCTTCAGCGGGTTTTCGACGCTTCAGGCTTGAAGGGGCTCGAAGAAAAGCCCCGTGCGGTGGCTGCGTACCAGCAGATTTTGAGTGGGCACCAAGGTGATCTCGGCCTCTATTTCAGAAGTTTGTATTCTGTATTTAGATTTATCGAGCAGTCAGAATATGCTGATAAAAAACATCTCGCACTGGTAGTTAGGTCACTGTTGTCAGATTTTGAACTTGTGTTTTTGTTCTATAACTGCCTTAGCTCCAAAGGTAAAAAGTTTACTAGGTTCGCCAATGAGTACGCACTGTTTGATAATTTAGACTTGTCGCTTTTGCTTGATTCTAATCATGTACGGTTTATGGATGTCCCCGCATTTGGCGAAAATGAGGCTGCAGTAAGCCTATTGGCGAGCGGCGGGGCTGTATAAAAGAGTTCCGCGACGGGTAATCATCTGGATGATTGCCCTGGTGTCCCGGATGAGACGCTAAAGGTGAGTGACCCGAATGTCACGCTGGTGTAAGAGCTGACGGTTGATGTCATATCTGCGTGAATGGCCGGATGCTTCGTGCAATGCTAGGCGTTTTCGTTATCGCGTCCTTGGCGATCATCTGTGCTATGCGCTGCCCGATCGCGTTTACATTAACCTTCTCGGCCTTTGCAATCTCTGCGATGGTTGGCGAGTAGCCATGCTGGGTGATGTAGCTGCGGATGAAGGCGAGTGTTGATGCCTGCACCTGGGTGAGTTCACTTTTCGGCATCTTGGTTTTCCTCGGCCAGACCGGCGGGGCCGCGTAGCGGAATCGGAGTTATTTTTGCGCGACATCGACCGTACGATGCCGCGCTTGCTTTACAGGTCAGGCCGAGAAGCTTCCAAGCGCGAGTTTCGCCGCTGCGCCGATCTGGTCCCCCAACACTGACTTGAATTCCTGTGCGATCGCTTCGCGCTGCACTTCCTCGCCGATCCAACGCAGTTTCAGGACCGGTGCCGGCCCGCTGGTGATGACGGAAACGCGCAGGGTGATGAGCTGCTCGGTCAGGCCTTCGAATGGCACGACGTGGAACTGCAGCGCCGCCGGTAGGGTTTCTTTGCTGCGCGCTTCAATCTGGTCCATTGCACTGCGGCTGGCGCTGGTATCACCGACGGTTGTTTCCGACTCGCTGGTGGCCTTGATGGTGATGGTGCGCACGGCCGCGATCGCCTTGGCAATTGGAATTGCGTTGCCTGCGTCGTCAACCGGCGTCAGGTACTGGTGCCAGTCTTCGATCCAGTCGCTCAGGTCTTTCTGCGCGAGGCGGTTGCCGGAGATCTGCTGCGCTGCGGTGTAACCGGCAGTTGCCTTGAGCTTCAATACAGCACGGTCATCAGCGTGGCCAGGCTCGGAAGCGGTGCCGAGGTTAAACAACAGAACGCAGCTCATTTCCTCCTGGTTTATGAAACCGCGCGCGCCAGCCGCGGCGCGGTCGGCCACGTAGGTGCTGAAGTCGGCCAGCGCGTGGGTGGCGTAGGTACCACGGAAGCGGCTACGACCAGTTTGGTACTTCTCCAGATCTACAACTTTGGTGCCTTCCGGCAGCAGTGCAGTGGGCGTGTCAGTCGGCAACGCTTTGCCGGTGGCTTCCAGCGCGGTATCGGTGATGAGTTGAATCGCTTCTTTACTCAGGGACATTTCACAGGTCTCGTGTGGGGAAGGGGTGATCAGGTGCGGGGTTTGATGGGCGCTTCGTCACGGCTGAACAGTTGGTCGTGTTTCTCCTGGAACAGCGAAATCTTGCCGCCGGTACCGACATGCATCGGCGTGTCGAGGCTGGTGTTCTCGCTGCGAGTGCCGCGCTTGGTCGGCACCTTGTAATCAAGCTTGTGCTTGATCTTCACCATTTGGCCCTCGCCGATTTGACTGAAGTCCAGGGTAATGACGACCTTACCGGCCTTGCCGTGATCAACCACGCCGGCGGCTACTTCGGAGAGGGCGTGCCCGATTTGGCTGGCAAACGCCCCGCCGTTCAGCTCTTCGAGGAATTCGGCGGTATCAGTTGGTGTGGACATGCGTGTTTCTCCGATGGGGCCGGGAGCCCGCTTGATGGGAGTTTGTGTTGGGTTTGGCGGCGACGGTGGTTCGCGGAATGGTTAGGGCGCCGCATCAGTTAGCTGTGGCGAAGGTGAAGCCGTGCTCTTTTGCAATACGCTGGACGGTTCGGCTGTCGATGCCGACGGCGGTGGCGATTGCAGAAGCGGTGTTGCCTTTGGCCGCCAACTCGCGCACACGGGGCTCGTGCAGGTCGCGGCGCGCTTTAAGATTCTTCGGATGGTTGCCGATCGCTGCGAGCGAAACTATGCCGCTCTTCCCGGCCGGAATGTCCTGGACGCGCTTGCCGGTGGCAAGAAAGTGATCGATCTGGGCGGCGAGCTGCGCGATTGCCTGCTTATGCTGATCCGGCACGCTCTCTCCGATCATTGCAGCACCGCCTGCGATAGCGTGACCACCACACCGGCGGCGCGTGCCTCGAGGACCTGGGCATAATTGGCCGCTTCCCTGTAGCTGAAACGGAAGCCGCGAACTTTGCCGGTGCTGAGTTCCACGACGTGCCACGCATTGGCGCTCTTTGCGACCACCTGGTAGCGAATCTTCTGTGCGGGCGGCTCTTTACCAATCATGGCGTAGAACTCCGCTGTGGCGAGCTGTGTGCGAGCGCGCATGGCGTTCAGGCCATCCACGCGCTGTTGAATTTGTAGATGCATGTCCTTTCCTCAGTTCGGTGCGTGTACTCGTCAGCACTCTGGCCGCCTGACATAGGCCGATTGGGCGCAGGGGAGAGTGCTGACGGGTAAACGCTGGGTGAAAAAAAGCCCCATCGACGCGGGGCTTTTTCTTTCGCTGGTTCACAAGGCCTCCGTACGTGAACCTTGCTTGCCGGCGCCGTCTTAGGCGGTAGGCCGGTAGTTATCTGTTATTTCATGGCGGTCATCCTCGGGTTAGTTTCGACTGCCGGAGTGTCCGATGCAGTCGGAGCAGGGGGCCGCATTCGCGGTGTGTTCTCTTCCGCATCGGAGATCGCCCTGAGCGGCCGAGGCCTCCCGAACGTTACAGGTCGGGCGATCTCCGATGCGGCTTGGTCAGGGTTGAAGCGTTCCAGGTATCGGGCAGTTTTCGTCATGCTGACGCTGGCGCTGGTTGTCTATCTGCCAACCGCTTCCAGTTCGGCGTGCTTGGCCTGAAGCTTCTCGATCAGCTCCAGGCGCTCTGCACCGAGCAGGCGGCATGCTGCGTAAAAGATGCCGTCGGTGGCCGCACCGTCGTACTCGGTCGTGATGGTGGGCTGCCACAGCTCGAACTTGATGCGGTTGGTTGATCGCTTTGCCATGAAGGATCTCCGGTTGATTTCCCGTCTGGCCCTGTCGCCAAGGTCAATCGGTGAAATCAGGTGCCGGTCTCTTCCCGGCTGTCATCCAGTCCTCGGCACTGGCGCCGCCCGTTACCCGCTGCTGATTGCAGGCTCTGAGTCATCGTTGGTTTGGGCGTTGCGCTTCCTACTCGCCACCTCAATGAGCATCTGTTGGTGGCGCATCGCAGGTCCTTACAACATGCACGCTGCAGCGCGATGTGCCCGACTGAGTGGGGCAGGGTGCATGAGGTCCGGCGTTCCCAGCCGAGGCTATCGGGATCGCTAATTCAGTTCGTTGGCTGTCCCTTCTGCCGCTGGGATTCGCGGTTTGCATTGCTTGCCCGGGTCATTCACGCGGTTCTGACGTTTCGTCATCGATCAGCCGTCCAGGGTTTTCCCTGTCGTTGGCAGGCTTTCCTCGTTCACCTGTCTGATCGCCGGTCGCCGGTAGAGGCAATGCGGTCTGTTGACTTGTTGCGGCTGGTTGTTAAAGAGCGTGTCGCAGTGGTGCGTCACTGCAATGAGCCTAAATTAGCACTGCTGTTATGCGCTGTAAACAGCAGTGCTGATATCTTTTGTTGCAGCCGTAAAAAAACCCGCAACGGAGCGGGTTTCTTAAGACGCATCAGTCAGTCTTCTTTGGGCACATTCCAAAAAAGATGGATCAAGCCGTCATCTCTGTGGGCGATGGTGACGTTATCGTTCTGAGCGATCTCATCAAGGATGCGATCCCAGTCCGCAGGGTCATCATTAACGGATGGCTCCAGCAGCACGGAGTTAGTCGTCTGCGACTTCGGGGCGGTGATGGCGCGCTGCACGCGCATGCCAAGCAGCTCGTAGGAAGTCGGTTCTTTCGGTGCCTGGGGTTTCTGCTTTGCCATGTGATCCTCTTTTTTTGCTGTATGCATGTACAGTAAAAAGGATCCAAGGAATTGGCAACAGTCGGGCACAAAAAAGCCCGCTACATTGTGGGCGGGCTTTTTTGCAGAAGCTTAGACTAGTTAGATTTGGACGGGGCAGCTAGGCCGCGAATCAATGCGCTAGCATGTGCAGAAATAAATGGCGGCGGCAGTGCATTCCCGATCATCAGCGCAATAGCCTCCTTGCCATGGGCAGGCTCAAATTTGTAATTACGAGGAAAGCCTTGCAGCAATGCCGCCTCCCGCAGCGTAATGGTGCGATCGACGAGTGGATGCAAAAATCGTCCCTTAGAAGGATTGTGGCATCCACTCGTGATAGTCGGCGCGACACTGTCCCAGGACATACGTCCATAGACATCTCGGAAGCCGTTGCTTCGCTTATGGCATTCCAGTTGCTTCGCCTCAGGAAGATGCATTCTGCTACCACCATTTTTTGGAATGAGGGCAATTAAATCCTTCACTGATTGACTCCTGCGCTCGGGAATCGCGTGAACCGGGTCAGTGGAGTTCTCCGGTTCTTCCAAGCCCGAGAAGGCCTCCCTTACCGTGACGCGCGTCCCTAGCGGGGGGGCAACCGAAGGCTCGTGAACCCGCGAAGCCAGCATAATCAAACGCTTTCGGCGCTGAGGGACTCCGTAATCAGCCGCGTCTAATACACGCACCACGTGGCTATAACCTAATGTGTTTAGGGCTTGGCAGGCGCGACCGAAACCGTCGTCCTTCGCCAATGATGGTACGTTTTCCAGCATTATGCATTTAGGCAGCATAACGGCTACGAACCGAAGAAAATCTCCAATTAGATCATTCCTTGGATCAAACACTGAGTCAGCTTTATTTCTGGTTCGAAGCCTCGAAAACCCTTGGCACGGTGGGCATCCAGCTAGCAGATCAAGATCGCCCGGATGCATGCCGGCCTTCTTAAGCATCTCGATTGGGTCAAGCTCCCGGATGTCGTTTCCGTAGAGGCGAACGCGGGGGTGATTTAGACGGTATGTGGCTTGTGCCTTTGGGGCTATTTCGACAGCCGCCACCACACGAAACCCAGCCTGACGAAGACCCAAGGTAAGCCCCCCACAGCCGCTGAACAGATCGATAGCGGTGAGTCTACGTGATTGCAAAGTCATCTCCTGAGTCATACATCCAAAGTTCATAGGTTCGCCATTTGGTGGTGGGGGACTTATTTTCTTGGGATCGATAACCAAATTCTCAACTGGTCGCTGATGTTAATCAAATCGGGGTTATCAGTGGTCATTTTCGCAACCTTGACTTTCTCAAGGACCACCATCTCGGCCGCGGCTAGGTCGATTACCCCCTCCGTCAGCTCAGTGCGAAGCAGCGATTTAGCATCGGCAGAGGTTTTTGCTTTCGCTCCCACCGTCGCAGAGATGCTATCCAGCAGGATTTGCTCAGGGCAATTTTTGGGCAAATAAGCCAACCGGACGGCGATCCACTCCAAATATCTGATTTGAGAGTTAACGATAGCGTCATGATGTCCGGCGGCATCGTTCCCGCCAGGTGGCAGGAATTGCGGATCACAGCCTACCTCTGATTTGATTATCTGACCTAGTTTAGGGAGATTCGATGCAGCAAGATGCGCTGGGTCGGTAAAAGAGTTTGTCTTCTTCTTGTCCCCGTCAAGGTAGACGAATAGATCATCTCCGGCCGTGATCGCGGCTGGTATATGGAATTTCAGAATAGACTCGGCACCACCGGGCGCCACACGGACTTCAAGTGCTGCCGCTTCGCCGGGGTCTAGGAGTTTTGAGGCTTGTGTTACGAGCAGCGCCGCGAGAGAGTCCTCGACAAGTATTCTTCGCTTGTTCTGAGTAGGCCGTCCCAGCCTATGCAGGGCTACATATGGGGAGCACCGCGCCAAGGCCCTAGTCTGGCTGTTACCGTTGTCCTCAAGCACCTTAATCGCCTCAGGAGGCAATCCGTCGAGAAAATCACTTGAGTGTGTCGATATTACTATCTGGTGCTTCTTCTCTTTTATTTGTTCTAGCAGAAACCTGAGTAAGGCTCGTTGCGCACCTGGGTGGAGAGAGGTTTCGGGCTCATCGAGCAGAATTAGTGAATAGGGGTCTGCTGCTAAAATTTGGACGACAGCGCTGACTGCTGCGATTTCGCCGCTGCCCGCAAAGGCTTCTGAGTATTCAAAACCTCGGTTAAAAATCACGCTGATATCCTGTCCGCGATTTCCAGGGTAAAGTGAGTGCCTGATAAATTGTGCGGACTGGTACTCTCGCCCCAAGATGCTACTTATCCCTGTCAGTTCGTCTGCGCGCAGTTGTCGGTTCTCGAAAAGCTTTTGTTTGTTAGCGTGTTTGTAGCTTTGCCTTCCACTTCTGACAATGGCCTTCAATCGGCGAGCTTCTAGCTTCATCGGCTTCCGCTTATCGTCACCGCTAACGCCCTCATCGGTGTAGAAGTATCTATCGAATGATCCGAAGGTCATTTTGAAATTGATGTAAACAACTTTCCGCCTGACGGGATTCCAGCGATCTTTAGACTTTCCTGGGATAGTCGCCGAAGGGATCGGTGGCATGCCATCAGCTTCACTGCGCCTGTAGGGCTCCCAATAGTCCTCTTTCCTTCCCAGCCTGGCTTTCCGCGTCTCTACAACTCCTTTATAAGCATCGTTCCAGTGGCCATAAACATACCTTTGGGGGTCCTTTTGAGTTCCTTCGATCGGGTCTAATTCAGTTGCAAACCAGAATTTGCTAGTGGTGTAGCCAAATGGCATACCCCACATCGCGTGCAGAACTGAACTTTTTCCGATGCCATTAGCACCAACTATCGCAGTAAGAGGAAACTCAAAATCTATCTGGGTGCCAGGCTCAATACTCTTAAACTTTGGAAACCTTGCGTGAGTGATGTAGCTCTTTAGAGGCCTTCCGGGTTTAAATTTTTTGAGCGTTGCAACCAATTCGGCAATTTCGTCGTTATCCGTCACTACTGCGATTCCACATGGATTGGTTATAGATTAATAGATATTTATCTCTCCGCTCGAGACTCAAGCCGATTGATAGCACTTCAATGCGTCGGATTCATAGTCACGGCGTTTCAGTATCCTGCTTTCACAAATCGCCACCCCTCCAGATCACCCGCCCAATAATTCGGTGCTCGTTCACATCGCTGCGCGATAACATCAGATCGCCGAATTCTTGCTTATCCTCGTTATCGCTACGGATTATCCAGCCGCCGAGAGGGGACTGGATCAATCGTTTCACAATCGCACCCTTATCGGTGCTCGACAGGACGAACACATGCCCATTGGCAGGCTCGATTTTCGATTTGTCCACCAAGAGCACGTCATGGTCATTGATCGTCGGCCACATGCTCTCGCCTTCGGCATAGATCACCACCAGGTTGTCAGCCTTAACGCCTTTCGTGCGCAACCAGTCCAGCTTGAAGGCTAAGGTGGCAATCGACTCAACGTGCGGGTTCTCGTGACCCAGCCCTGCAGCGGCTTTTGCGCTGTACTGGGGGATATGAGCATATTTGTCCTCGGCAGCTTCAGTGTCGCCGCCGACAGGAAAGGGGGTATTGGCGGTTGACACACCTCCAGCCGCAATGGAGGCGCCGCCGGTCACGCGCTTGATTCCCCCTGCCAAGGTGGGGCTGATCTCCCACGGCTCTATTTCCAGCACTTCAGCCAACTTTACAAGGGCGTCCAAATTGAGAGCGACCTTGCCGTTTAGATACTGACTGACGGTGCTCTGCGGGGAATTCCAGCCGCACTTAGCTCCCACCTCGCTCTGATTGAGCGTGGGGCGTTCGCCATTGGCTTTCGATTGGGCCACCCGCCTCAGATACGCCTTCTTCAGACGGTCTGCATCGGCAAGTTGCTCTTGATTAAGTGGAGTTCGCATAGGTTTGCTCATGCGCGTGATTAAGTAGCACAGCTGTTATTTAAGCAAACAGCAGTGCTAATCAAATCCTTGTTTATTTATAAACAGCAGTGCTAATATCTCGCCAAATTCAACGGAGACCCAGATGATGAAGACCGTGTCCCTTGGGGAATACCTGTCATCGCACGGAACCCAGAGCGATCTCGCCAAGGCTCTGGGTATCCAGCAAAGCGCCGTATCTCAGATGCACCGCTCGAATCGGACAATCACCATCACGATGCTTGATGACGGCTCGATCCAGGCGAACGAAGTCCGGCCAATCCCTGCGCGGAAAACCGCCGCATAGCCTCTGACATTAGCTCGACGCATGTCCTGAGCGACTCACTGCGCGACTGAAAACATTTTGCAACTCGTGATGGCAAGCAGCCGTGAACGAAGAATACGAAGGAGAGGGCCTCATGGAAACGTCGAACTTGCGACACGAAACACGCGATGCGGTGTTGGTTGCCATTGCCCGCGACATGATCGCCCGCACCAGCATGAGCCAGGACGGCTTTGCTGAGCAGCTCAATCACCAGCTGTTCGACCGGTCCCCGGCGCGCTGCAAGGAGAAAGGCTTTCCTGATCTTCAGGCGCTGACCAAAACCGCAGACATGCAAGCATACGGCCGCGCTTACAAAGCTTGGAGTAAGCGTGTCGAGCGTTGGCTAGATGACAGCGGCGACCGTATCGAAATCCCATCGTGGATTGAGGAATCATGGGTGGCCGCCCTTGATCAGCCATGGCGTGACCGCGCTCTGACTGAGCTGGCGAGTCGTTACGGCTTGTTGGCCGTTAAGCAGATCGGCTCCGGTGTGGATGACGCTCTTCAAGTGTTCGCTGGCATCGCCACGAACTTCGGCCTTGTCGCCGGGCTTGGCGGGAAGGTGTTCGCGGACGGAGTGTTCGATCACAAGGATCACATGTACGCCGAACCCTTCGAGTCCTTCTGCCGGTCGCTTGCCGCCCATGCAGTAGCAATGGCCGATCAGGCATCACTCATCGCTTCGAAGATTCATTAAATCCCTGGCACAAAAAAGCCGACGGTCGAGGTCGGCTCTTTCTACAGCGTTTGCGAGGTCGATTATGCACACCACGAACACCCAGAGCAATAGGTCCACTGATTCGTCAGTTTTCCCGATGCGGCAAAGCATGGCGCGTCAGTCGATGTCGTCGCGGGAGATATCAGACCTGCTCAATTCTCGTCACGACAAGGTCAAGCAATCCATCGACCGCCTTGTCCAGCGAGGAACGATCGTCCAACCCCCAGTGGGGGACGAGCGGATCAAAGACTCGTTGGGCCGCCCGCGCACCGAGTCCGTATACCACCTGTGCAAGCGTGACAGCTTCGTAGTCGTGGCCCAGCTCAGCCCGGAGTTCACCGCTCGGCTCGTTGACCGGTGGCAGGAACTGGAGGATCAGGCCGATGGCCGTCTCCGGATTCCGGCCAACTACGCAGAAGCGCTCCAGGTTGCAGCTGATCAGGCGAAGGAAAGCCAGCGCCTCCAGATGCTGGTGGACCATCAGGCCCCCAAGGTCGCCGCAATCAATCGCCTTGCGGCTGCCGGCGGCTCGATATGCATCAGCGACGCTGCGAAGCATCTGCAGGTTTCTCCGAACCAGCTCTTCGCCTGGCTTGAAGTCCATCGCTGGATCTTCCATCGAGGTGGCTCCAAGCGCTGGACCGCCTATCAGCCCCGGATTGCCAAAGGCTTGATGGTCCACAAGGTGACGGAACTCAAGCCAGACGCGGAGACAGGTGCCGATCGCGCTGCCTACCAACCTCTCATAACACCGAAAGGCCTGACCTATCTGGCTGAAAGGAACATCGGAGCCGCGCAGTGAGTGTTCAAGCAATGTCATGGGCTCTCGCACTGCCGAAGTCTTCTCTTGAAAACCCTGCTGCCCGTCACGTGCTGCTGTGCCTGGCGAACTACGCCGGTAGCGATGGCCGTGGTGCCTTCCCGTCTGCGGTGACCCTGTCAGACGACACCGGTCTTTCCGAGCGCACTGTCCGCCTGAAACTGGACGAGCTAGAGAAGGCAGGCTTCATCACCGAGGGCAATCAGGCCATTGCCGCCGCGTACATTGATCGCCGTGACCGACGCCCAGTCGTGTATGACCTCCACCTTAAACGGGGTGCAAATGCTGCACCCCGTAAAGAACGGGGTGCAGATAACCGCACGGGGTGCAGCTCACAGCAGAACGGGGTGCAGCAAAACGCAGAACGGGGTGCAGCAGCTGCACCCAATACATCACTTAACCATCAATTAACCGAAGAGCAGCAGCTGCAGCGCGATTTGGCCGCTGAGATTGCCGAGCAAGACCTCGCCGCCGCTGAGTGCCCGCCGGCGAACCAACGCTTCGCCATGTTCGCCACGTGGGAGCCAAACGCCAGAGCCTTAGCCGACCAGATCGCAATCGCCGGCATCCCTGCCGACGCAGTGCCGGATGCAGCAGTCCGATCGTTCAAGGGTTTCTACGCTGCCCGCCCTGGCACTGTCGACTCTGCGCATGGCTGGTGTTATCGCCTGGTGCAGTGGGTCAAGCGGGAGCGCGTCAAAGCGGTCGGCCGAGGCCAGGCACCAGATTTCGACGACACCAGCTGGGCTGAAAACATGGGGGGTCTGTGATGAAGTCCGTCGCGAGCATCATGCAGCAACTGCCGAACGTTCCATCCGCGGAGGTCGTGCCGCTCAAGCTCGATACCGGCACGGTCCAGGTTATCAATTCTCTGTTCCGTGAGCTGATGGCAATCTTCCCAGCCTGGAAGCAGGCTTGGCCTGACGATGCAGCCATTGGCGCGGCCAAGGCCACTTGGGTCAAGGCGTTCATGGCCGAGAACATCAACCACATCGAGCAGATCCGCTTCGGCATCGAGCAGTGCCGCAAGCTGGGTTCCGACTTCGCGCCGAGCGTGGGCAAGTTCATCAAACTTTGCCAGCCCACGCCTGAAATGCTCGGTATCCCTTCGCTGGAGAAGGCTTTCCGCGAGGCCTGCCGTAACGCTCACCCATCCATGGCAGGGCAGGGCAAGTGGTCGCATCCGGCCGTTTGGCACACGGCGAAAGAGTGCGGCTTCGAACCGCTCAACCGCCTGGAATCCTCGCTCGCCATGAAGCTGTTCGAGCGCAACTACGTGATCACCGTCCGCCGCATGATCGAGGGTCTGCCATTGCAGGCAATGCCCTTGGCCCTGCCGGCCCGCGCCGAAGCGCGGCGCACGCCCGATATCGGAAACAAGGCCTTGGCCGAACTGCGCGCCCGCCGCGCCGGAGCATCAGCATGAGCGACACCAGACTTGCCGCGCCTGACCCCGCGGCGTTCCGTTACGCGGTCTACGCATGCTCTTCGAAGATCGATCTGTCGACTCCACCGGATCCTGCGGTCGCGTTGTTCGAGCACAAGCTCATCGCTGAATCGTTTGGCCGGCTGATGTGGCCCCGCACCTTTGAAGTCGTCGACCTGATGGTGACCGCACGATGAGAACCATCAAGGCTCTCGCCAACGTCGCCCGGTGCTTCATCGCTTTCATGGGGGCCAGCTACGACGGGTCTGTCCCTCCGGTTGAATCTCAGTTAGGGGCATGGATGTGATGACCAAGCAAACGAAGTTCACCAAGGCCGCGCGCGGCCGCGACTGTCAGATCCGTGTGCCGGGCGTGTGCAACGGCAATCCGGAAACCACCGTGCTGGCTCACCTGCGCATGGCCGGCACTCGCTGCGGCACCGGACTCAAACCGCATGACCTGCAGGCGGCTTGGGCGTGCTCGGCCTGCCACGACGCCGTCGACGCGCGCCGCAAGACCGAGTTCAGTCGCGAACAACTCCGCACGATGCACATGGAAGGCATGGTGCGGACCATCGACATTCTGGTGAGCGAAGGGAAGGTGGCTGCATGACCTGGTCTCAACTCAAAAACCTGCTGAACACCGCCAAGGTTCTGCACGACGGCCGAGGCGGCTTTGCGTTTTCCTCGGCGCGCCCGGCCTCTGACCGAGGGGTGCATTCATGAGTGATCCGCTGATACTTCCGTGGCCGCCGAAAGTGCTTAGTCCGAATGCACGCTCGCACTGGGCAACCAAGAGCAAGGCGGCCAAGGCCTACCGCGCAGCCTGTTTTCTGCTGTGTCTTAAAGCTGCCTTGCCTGTGCCTACCGGCCGGGCGCTGCTGTCCCTCGAGTTCGTCCCATCTGATCGGCGGCGCCGGGACGATGACAACTGCATCGCAGCTTTCAAGTCCGGGCGTGACGGCGTGGCGCAGGCTTTGGGCATTGACGACAGCAGGTTCGTCACCCAGCTGCAGATCAGTGAAGAGACGGTCAAGGGCGGCGCGGTACGCGTACGGATTTCGGACTACATCGAGACATCTGCATGAGCAAGACGCGCGCTGTGAAGCTCAGCGATGCGGAGATCCGCCGGCAGGCGGCCGACGTCGCCGTGCACGATCTGCGCGACCCGCGGCACCCGGGCCTGTACCTGCGCTTCGGCCAGGACAGGCAGCGCGGTTCCTGGTACCTGGTCAAGGGGAAGGCTTGGAAGCACATCGCCCGCTGGCCTGAGCTGAGCGCGGCCACCATCGTCGCGGAGTTGCCCGCGCTCCGTCAGCGCCTGCTTAACGATCCAGAAGCTGCCGTCGCGGTGGGGCAGCTCGCTACGTGCGGACAGCTGATCGAATGGTACGGTGCGCGAATGAGCCTCGACCGCTCACTTTCGGCGAAGCGCAAGGCCGGTGCCAAGTCCGCCATCAAGTGCCACCTGAAGCCCAGGCTCGAGCACATCCCTTTGCGGGACCTGACCGCAGCCGTGTTGGACCGGGAATTGATGTGGCCATGTCAGCAGGCGCTGTCGCTGTCGTACGTTCACCAGTTGTTCGTGCTGCTGGTGGTCGCGTTCCTGCAGGCGTCCAAGCTGGGCCTGATCGATAAAAACCCAATGGCCGAAATGAAGTTCGTGGACTTCACGAAGGCTCGCATCATGCCCAAGGCGGCCCGGTTGCGTGGCGGACACCTGGTGGACGTGGTGCCCATGCTGGCCGGCCTGTTCGATAGCAATCCCGGCGAGGCCATATTGGCGCTGATGATGCTGTGCCACGGCACCCGCGTCGGTGAAACCAGAATGGCGCGCTGGTCGGACATCTCCATTCCTGACGGCGAGTGGTTCATCCCTGCCGAGAACACCAAAACCCGGACCGAACACCGCGTGCCGTTAACCGCTCAGGCCAAGGCGCTGCTCACCCGGTACAGGGCAATCCAGCTGGCTCGTGGTTACGAGGGCATCTACCTGTTCCCGTCACGCCGCGGCCGTGTGCTGAGCGAGGGTCAGGCGAGCACGGTGTTCACCCGCATCGGCCAGGGCGAGTGGACCAGTCACGACCTGCGCAAGGTTGCCCGCACAGCGTGGACTGACCTCGGCATCGACGGGCACATCGGCGAGATGCTGCTCAACCACTCGCTGGGCAAGATCGCGTCCACCTACATCAACACGCAGGCCCGGGCGCAGCGTCTGGCGGCGTTGGAGAAGTGGCACAACTGGTTAGATGAGCGCGGCCTGAACGCGATTCACAACCTGACAGACACCCAATATGAAGATTCGCAAAACCCCGCGAACGACACGAACGGCGAGGGCTGCGAGCCTGTTTCCAACATTGTGAATGGCGAGGTTTCAAAAGCATGAATAACAGCGATCTGATCGATAAAGCTCACGCCATCAGTGCATGCATGTCCTATGACGATGACACCCCCAACGGCAACGCGAAGCAATTGATGCGTGAGCTCTGCCACCGCCTTGGGCAGAGGACGGTTCGAATCGAAAAGGCGGAAGGCGGCTATGTGATGACAACCCTTTTCGGGTTCAAGCGTCGGCTGACCTGGAAGGAACAGCTTATGTGGCGGCTGTTCGGTTGGCCGCCGCTGGGCACGGAACTATTGCGAGTTGCCTGAGATATGAAAAAGAGCCATGGCCCCTCTTTCCGCAAACAATTGAGGCCGCTGATCGAGTGTGCGGCCTGCCGCGGTAAAGGCGTTACCAAGGGTATTAGCTACGAGCTGGATTGCCTTGCATGCAACGCATCGGGCTGGGTCTGTGCCGATACGGGCGCCGCCCTGCCGCTGGAAGACTTGGTGCCGCAACTGAACATGAAGCTGCGCAACGTCACCGCCGAGTTGAACCGGGCACGGCACAGCAAGGGCGGCGCGCACGAACAATACGAACAGAATAACCGCCGCGGTGCCGGCGGCACGAACTTCACAGGGGATTGATCGATGGGCATGTACAAAGATGTGATGGGTACCCTGGTGCGTGTGCTGGCCGCTGACAACATCGACAACAGCACGAAGCAGTCCTGGCAGAAGCTGATCGATGCTGACCTGCGCCTGGGCGGAGATGGCAGCACTCTTTCGCCGCGGGACAAGTTCGATTACGACTGCTGCCTGTACGCGCTTCTGCACCGTCAGTTGCAGCCTGCGCAGTGGGACGTGCTGGTCGCGAAGTACTCAACGCACAAGGCGAACAAGGTAGCCGCGATCGGGCGTCTGGTGAGCCGCATTTCATCGCCCGCGCCGCAGCTGTTCATCTATAAGGCGCTGACCGCTTGGGCTATCCCGAAGCTCAAGGGCGTCCAGGCTGGCAAGCGCTCCACGGACATGATCGTGCTGCCTGCCGAGTTCTACGACATGAACACATGGGATGTAGATGCCTCCCCGGAGCGTACCCGCCGCAATTGGAGAGGCGGCATCCACAAGCGCCTTGAACAGCTGGAGGAAGCCGCCGTTATCCATGCGACCCACATCTTCGATGCCGAACAAATTTTCATCGACGCCGCTTGACCATGATGGCCGTTTGGCCGTAAATTAGCCCCATCATGTCGATCTTGCGTGCGGTGATACGCAGCTACCATCGATATACAACCCGACCATCACGTCGGGTTTTTTTAGGACTCGGAAAACATAAGGACATGGGCATGCGGGTTGTCATTTTCGCAAGTTTTTTTGCTGCGGCACTTTCCGGCTGCTCTGGAATACCTTCAGTCCCATACGAGGACCCAGCTCAAACTGAGAACTTGGCTCGAGTTCGGATCATCACTAACTCAGATGCGTTTGGTGATAGTGTCATCGGCAGTTGCGCTCCCGCTATCCGTCATGAAATGGCTCGGGCCGGGCGTTTTTGGGGTGAAGGTCAGCCCAGCATCAATTATCCGCAACAACCGCTAAACCCAAAAAAAATAGGCATGGCTGGAAGAGTTGCTCCCGACCTTACTGATTACGTTCCTGCAACTCGAATGGCTGAAGGCGTCTACAAGGAGATCGTGACCGAGTATCGGGTCAGGGCTGATCTGCCGTTCCAGCTTGCAACTAGGGGCGCAACTTTTGGTAATAATGGCCGCTCTTTCTCGTCATGCCCTGGCCAGGCTCTTATTTACCATCTAGAGCCTGGGAAGGACTACGAAGCATTGATAGGGCTCCGGTACAGCTCTAACGCAAACGGAGCACCAGCTCCTACTTGCGTATTCGGAATTGTCGAGCTCGTACCTCTCCCTGGTACAAAGATCGTGATGCCTAAAAGAATGGAGCCTGACGCGCCTCCGCAGACGCTTTGCAAGAAGTGACAGCTTAGCCAGCAATGGTATTCGTACATACCTTGAGTGTTTTGCGAGCCATCGGTCACAGTGCGTCGCTTTGTGTCCGGGTCATCTAACCCCATACCCACACTAAGAGCCCCGCCAGCATGCGGGGCTTTTTGCTTTCTGCCATTGTTGCTCCACCGGTTAGAGCGTCGGTTCGATAAGCGGAGCGTTTACGGTTCGAGTACTTGTATCGGCACCTGTCACCTGTCACCTGACGGCTTGCATTTCCATGGCCGGGTAATCCTGAGGTAAGGCCGGGAGCCGGTGTCGCCAGTCGTCATGCGCACGGAAAGAACAGCGGCAGTCAGTGAGCCCAATCCTCCTGGGCGTAGGTCCTTGCTGACGGACTGATGGACTGATCGACTGATGGAGAGACATCACCCATTTTGAGCCCCGGCAAATGCCAGGGCTTTTTCGTTTCAGCCCTACCACACCCATCGCTCCAAGCTGGGAGTGCTGTAGGGCTGACCCATTTACCGATCCCGAAAGGGCGGATGTCGGACTACGACGAACATGCCTGAAAAATCACCTGACTTCTGGGCGCAGGTCTGGCTCGTCCTGTCGAATCCGCTCTGGCAAGGAGCGATCATGGCCGCAACCATTTCACTACTGCGCGTGCTGTACGAAGGAAAAGAGGCCAACAAGTGGCGGGTCGTGCTTGAGGCTCTGATCTGCGGTGCGCTGAGTCTCTCTGCGAGTAGCGTCATCGAGTGGATGGCCTGGCCGTCGAGTCTGTCAGTCGCCGCCGGCGGCACCATCGGGTTCATCGGCGTTACGGCGATCCGCGAGTTGATCATCAGGTTCCTTGGACGTAAGGCGGACTCACTATGAGCGCGGAGCCCATTGTTGAAGTAGCCAAAGTTGGTTCCACGTTGCGAGCCATCGCGGTCGCCATCGTCATAGTGATCGTGATGAGCCTGCTGATCGCGATCCAGCAGATCCGCGTCGTCACCTTGCAAGGTGCCGTCACTGTGGAGCGAGACGCTAAGCAGCTCGCCGTCGATGCCAACAAAGAAAGCCAGGCCACGATCACCACGCTGAAAGCCGAAGCCGCCCGCAACGTCGCGTACACCGCCGACTTGAACAAACGCATCAAGGCCAGCGAAGACAAGGCCAAAAAGGCCAAGAAGGATTTCGATGATCTCAAGCGCAACAGCAAACCTGTTCGTGATTGGGCTGCTCAGCCTTTGCCTGACGGCCTGCGCGGCAAAGCCGCAAGTGGTAACAAAGACCACGGCAATAAGGCTGGAAGCCCCTGAGCTGATCCCATGCGAGCGCGTCAACGCAGACGATACCGATCTGCGTGACAACGGCGACGTGTGGGAGCTCAAGGATCAGGCCATTAAGCTGCTCGACACGTGCGCCGACCAAGTCGACGCGCAGATCCTGCGCAGCCAAAGCAAGTGAAGAAGTCCTGGTACGTCACAGTGCCGGGCTACCCACCATTCCCCATGATCATGCCGGAAGACCACGATCACGCTGGTGCCTTGGCATTCGCGCGGTGTAAGTGGCCGACCAGCACCGTCGAGTAGCTTCAATATGAAGACCGCCGAACAGAGCAATCTGCAATACCTGCTTGCCTCGCGACCGCTGATCGTTAAGCGCAAAGACATGCACGTTTGTCTGCATGACGCCTTCAGCGGTGAAGTGCTTGGCGGTCAGAAGAGCATCCAGCTGATACAGGAAGCCGGAGAAACCACGCGGCTGATCGTTGAATTCGCTTGCGATGGCAAGTACGTGCGCATGGATGGCGAGTGATGTCCTGCTCAGGGTGTTCTGCCCGCCGCGAATGGATAAAGAAGTGGTCGAGGATTGGTTATGAACGAGCAGCTGATCTCCTTGCTGGAAAGAACAACGGCAGCGCAGGAAGCCCAAGCCAAGGCGATGCAGATGATCGCGGACCGTCTCGACCTGCTGATCCAAGCAATGGCAGAGGATGAGCCTGAAGATCCTGATGCCCAACCCCTCAGGTACATGGACGGCACACCATGCCGCTGAGATCTCAGAAGCCGTGCAATGCCCAGGGCTGCAACGTTCTGACCCGCAACCCTCGGTACTGCGATGCGCACAAAGACGTAGGCAAACAGTTCGAGGTCAAGCAGCGGGAGAAGCAGCGCGAGACCAGCAGCCAGCGAGGCTACAGCTACAAGTGGCAGCAGGCTCGCAAAGGCTTCATTGCCAAGCATCCGCTATGCGTTGAGTGCGAACGGTCCGGTCGCGTGACGGCGTCGACTGATGTCGATCACATCGTTCCGCATCAAGGCGACAAGGACCTGTTCTGGGATCGAACCAACTGGCAGGCGCTGTGCCACCCCTGCCACAGCCGTAAGACGGCGGCAGAGGACGGTGGTTGGGGCAACACCAAGGCATAGGCCGCGCATGGGGTCGAAAGAGATCGATTCTCAGGCACATTTGATGAGACGCACCAGATCGGTGCGCGCACCAACGCGGTGCGGAGGGGGAGGGGCGAAAGTCTGGACCCTTCGGCTTCTAGACCGCGCCCTCAGTCGTTTTTTTACACCCGCGAAATTAAAAATTCAGGAGTTGCGCGATGGGAGGCACCGCCACGGTCGCCGGCCGTGGTCGCAAACCCAAGCCAACGGCCAAGAAAGCACTGGCCGGAAACCCGGGCAAGCGTGCGCTGAACACCGCCGAGCCCCAGTTTTCCAAGATCACCCAGATCGACCCGCCGGAGTGGTTCAGTCCCCGCGCGGCCACCATGTGGAACATGATTGTTCCGGAGCTGCTGCGCGAGAACGTGGTAGCGATCACCGATCTGCATAACGTCGAAGCGTTCTGCAGCGCCTATGACAACTGGCGCATGGCGCAGGAGTCGATCAAGGAATTTGGCATTGTGGTGACCGGGGCCACCGGTGGCCCGATGAAGAATCCAGCCCTGACCGCGGCCAACGAAACGATGCGCCAGATGGTGACGTTCGGATCAATGCTTGGGCTGGATCCGGCGAGCCGCACGCGCTTGATCGGCGGCAACAAAGAAAAGGAAACCAACGAGTTCGCCAAATTACTGAGTAGCTGATGGCCAAATCCGCCCACCCTAACGTCGACAAGGCGATGGCGTGGGGTCGGTCATTGCTTCGCGGGAAGGTACCGGCCTGCCGTTATATTCATCAGGCGGTGCAGCGCCACTTCGACGACGTGGCTGCCAGCCGCAAGCGCGGGTTCCGCTTCAAGTTTGATCCCGCGAAGGCTGAAAAAAAGCTGAAGCTGATGCAGCTCCTGCCACACACGAAGGGCGAGTGGGCTTTCAAGCGTCAGCTCATCAGTCTGGAGCCCTGGCAACTGTTCGGCCTGGCGGTCACATTTGGCTGGGTCAAGAAGAAAGGCGGTCACCGCCGGTTCCGTGAAAGCTACTGGGAAGTGCCCCGAAAGAACGGCAAGTCCGTAGTCGCCGGCGGCGTGGGTATCAGCATGTTTGTGGCCGACGGCGAGTTCGGCGCCGAGGTATATGCAGGCGCAACCACCGAGAAGCAAGCTTGGGAGGTTTTCCGGCCCGCGAAGTTGATGGTCAGCAAATCGCCCATGCTGATTCAAGCTGCCGGGATCGAGGTCAATGCCTCGAACATGAACATCCCGTCCGACTTCAGCCGCTTCGAACCGCTTATCGGCGACCCCGGCGACGGTGCTTCACCGAGTTGCGCGATCGTCGACGAATACCACGAGCACCGGACCTCGGCGCAGTACGACACGATGCTGACCGGCATGGGTGCAAGGCGGCAGCCGCTCATGTTCATCATCACCACTGCCGGCGCCGATATCGAGGGTCCTTGCTACGACAAGCGGCGCCAGGTCATAGAGATGCTGGCCGGGACCGTGCCCGACGAGGAGCTTTTTGGCTGGATATGGACGCTGGACGAGGGAGACGACTGGACCGACCCTAAGATGTTGGCCAAGGCCAATCCGAATCACGGCGTGTCAGTGTTTCAGGAGTATTTAGAAAGCCAGCAGGCAAGGGCCATTCGGTCCGCGCGCTTTGCCAACACCTTTAAAACCAAGCACCTCAACCTGTGGGTAAGCGCGAAATCCGGCTTTTTCAACATGGAAAGCTGGAAGGCCTGCGAAGACACCACGCTGACGCTCGAACAATTCGAGGGCCAGGAGTGGATTGCGGGTTTCGACTTGGCGCGCAAGCTGGACATGAACTCAAGGGCGCGCCTGTTTTGGCGGGTTATCGACGGCAAGACCCATTATTACTGCATCGGTCCGAAATTCTGGGTGCCTTACGACACTGCGTACAACACAGACAACAAGCGGATGTCGGAGCGCTTCCAGGCTTGGATCAACTCGGGGCATTTGGAAGTCACCGACGGCGCGGAGATCGATTACCGCGAGATCCTTGAGGACACCAAAGAGGCAAATCACCAGGCCCCGCTCAGGGAATCGCCCATTGACCCGCACGGTGCAACCGGTCTAAGCCACGACCTGGACGATGAAGGGTTCAACCCCATCACGATCACGCAGAACTACACCAACATGTCCGACCCGATGAAGGAACTCGAGGCCGCGATCGAGTCTGGCCGCTTCCATCATGACGGGAACCCGATCATGACCTGGTGTATAGGCAACGTCATCGGCAAGACCCTGCCGGGCAACGACGACGTGGTGCGTCCGATCAAGCAGGGCGATGACAACAAGATTGACGGGGCGGTGGCGCTGATCATGACGATCGGCCGCGTGCTTGCAGATGCCGCGCAGAACACCACCGAATCTTTCATGGACTCAATCCGGAATCCAATAATCGCATGAGCCTGCCATTGATGTTTTTCATCCTGACGGCGTTGGCAGGTTTCGGCCTGCTCGTCGGAGGGGTTTTTATCCTGTTCGGCATCGGATGGGCGCTCATCGCAGCGGCTGCTTCAATGTTTCTGATTTCGGGCTTCATTCAAAAAGGTCTAGCAGGTGAATAAATCTCTCTCGCTGGTCCTCGGCAGGTCTGCGGCCAAGCCGATCAGGTCGCTCGGCGACTGGACGGGGAAAGCCATCCGCCTGAGTGACGGTGGGTTCTGGGGCGCGTTCCTGGGCAACCAGTCCAGCTCCGGTAAGTCGGTGAATGCAGACAACGTCATGCGCCTTTCTACCGTCTGGGCCTGCGTGCGGATCATTTCCACCTCTGTGGCTGGCTTGCCCTTGGGAGTATTCCGACGCAAGGCCGATGGTGATCGCGAGGACGCACGAGACTTCTCGCTGTACGACGTCATTCACAGCAGCCCCAACGAGGACATGACCGCATTCCAGTTCTGGCAGGCGGTGGTGTCGTCAATGCTGCTCTGGGGTAACGCGTACTGCGAAATTCACCGTTCAGGCGGACGCGTCATCGCTCTGGACTTCCTTCTGCCATCCCGGGTTGATCTCGATGTCGATGATGACGGGCGGCTGGAGTATTGGTACCGGCCGCGCAAAGGGCCTCGTCGTCAGATTGCCCGCGGCGACATGCTGCACATCCCTGCCTTCAGCATCGATGGGCGAGTGGGAATGTCCGCGATCCGGTTCGGCTCCGAGGTCTTCGGTGCGGCGATGTCTGCGGACGACGCCGCGAACGGCACGTTCAAAAATGGTCTTCTCCCAA